ACAATGCATGGAACAATTAAACTATATGCCTCCTGTTATGAAAAATAATGATTGGCAAAACTTAATTAATTCTTTGTTAGAGAATGTTAATGAAATAGAAGTTCCCGAAGAGTTGACATATAAGGGTCAGTTTCTTGAGTTACTTGAAAGTTACTGCACGGGAAGAGTTCAAGCACAATCAGCAGAAGAGTTATCTCTTGGTAAACCTTGGACATCAGATCAAAAAATTTATTTTAAATTAGATTCATTGATGCAGTTTTTAAGAGCCAAGAAATTTGATAGTTATAGCCGTGGTCAAATACAAGAAAGACTTAAAGAATTAAATAAAAACGAGAATGCTAGTGGCTCCAAAAAATTTAGAAACACAAAAGGCGAGTGGAAGAATATAAGAGTCTGGTGGATTCCTGAGTTTGAATCAGAGGTTCAAGTTCCGAGTATCGAGGTTCAAGAAGAAGAGGAGGTTCCTTTTTAATGAATAGATGGGCAAGAGGCAGAGCAAGACTAAGAGATTATGTCAATCAGATAAAGTTGGAAAGAGGATGCGAAATGTGTGGTTACAACGAGAAAGTTGAAAATCTACAGTGGCATCATGTGATACCAGAAACAAAATACAAAGCTATAGCAGAAATAGTTAGCGAAGATAGGAGTATGAAGAAGGTGGATGCAGAAATAGAGAAATGTATTTGCGTGTGCAAAGCATGTCATGGAAAGTTGGAGATGTAATGGAAACGACAATATTTGGTCCACCAGGGACGGGAAAAACAACTAAGCTTATATCTATTGTTCAAGAAGAAATAAAGAATGGAACACCACCCGAAAAGATAGGTTTTGTTTCTTTTAGTCGAAAGGCTGCGGAAGAGGCAAAGACTAGAACAATACAAAAACTAGGTATTAGTGATGACAGACTTGTTTGGTTTAGAACATTACATTCATTGGCTTTTCAATGGTTGGGAATGAGTGGTAAGGATGTTTTTAAAGGATCTGATTATACACACTTAGGAAAACTTTTAGGTTTAGAGTTTTCTTCTAATTCTTCTTTAAGTATGACTGACGGTACATTGTTCACGGCAGGTAAAGGAGGAGATGCTTATCTTGGATTAATTAACATGGCTCGTGTTCGTGGTGTAAGTTTAGAACAACAGTTTAGTGATACAAATGACCGTAGGATGACTTTCCAACAAGCCAAAGTGGTTGAACAAACATTACATGATTATAAGAAAGTAATGAAGAAACGTGATTTCGTTGACATGATACAAGACTTTATAGATCAAGGCGAAGGTCCTATTTTAGATCTTTTGATAGTGGATGAGGCACAAGACTTAGTGCCTATGCAATGGGACATGGTTAAAAAAGTTTTAGTTCCAAGGGCAAAGAAAATTTTTTATGCAGGAGATGATGATCAATGCATATATTCTTGGATGGGAGTAGATGTTAAAGACTTTTTAAATGCTAGTTCTAATAAAATTGTATTGGATAAGTCTTACAGAATTCCGTCACATGTACATGCTATAGTAGAAAATTTAGTTGGAAGGCTCTCTACCAGACAATCAAAAGTTTGGCAACCCACCACAAAAAAAGGTGCAGTCGTTTGGCATTATGATATGATGGATGTAGACCTCAGAACTGGAGAGTGGTTGATCCTTGCAAGAACGAATTACATTGCTAATAAAGTCGCTAACAAACTTAAAGAAAGTGGATATCTCTTTTGGAAAGAAGGTTCTGGTTGGTCTATTTCCCCAAATGTACTTAACGGAATAGAGGTGTGGAATAAGATATGCAAAAATCAACAACTGCCGATAAGCGAATGGAAGAACTTTTCGAAAATAACACAGCCTCATGTGTTTACCAAACATGGAAGAAAAGTGTTAACTTCTTTAGACCCAGAAAAATTATATACAATAGATCAAATGGGAGATTGTCTAAATGTGTCAGCGGAGACACATTGGAATCAAGTGGTAAAAGTATCGGACAAGGAGTTGACCTACATAAATTCAGTGAGGAAGAGTGGGGAGAAGATTTGGAACGGATCACCAAGACTAAAAGTTTCTACGATCCATAAGGCGAAAGGTGGGGAGGCAGACAACGTCCTACTTATGCTAGAGTCTTCAAGAGCATGTGCAGAAAGTCCTGATCAAGATTCCGAGATTAGGACTTTTTATGTAGGGGCAACAAGAGCAAAACAAGAATTACACATTGTAGAATCAAGTAAAGATAATGGATTTAGATTATGAAAAAAGACAGAAAACATTTTTTAGACGAGGCAGAAAAACTAATCAACGGACCGAGAGCCAAGGAATATGGGCCAGCTAAGTTTAATCATGAGCGAATAGCTAAGATATGGTCGGTTGTGTTAGCTAGAGAGGTAACTGCTGAAGAGGTAGTTGCTTGTATGATAGGAGTTAAATTAGCTAGGTTGGCTGAAACAATGGAACACGATGATTCGTGGACGGATATCATTGGGTATGCAGCACTTGGTGGAGAGATTATAAATCATGAAAAAGAAACATCAGTATAATTTAGCAGACATGGGGGGCGATTGGTTTAAAGCGAAAGGACCAGAAGAAATGCCAGACTTAACTAACGAAGATATAAAAGAAGTAGCATCCGTTGGATTAGAAAGTGATTGGTCGCCTCCTTCTTCTTTCCCAGATCTAACTAAACACGATAGAATAGCTGTGGACTTGGAAACACGAGATCCTAATCTGATAAAACTCGGACCAGGATGGTGTAGAAAAGATGGTTATGTAATTGGTGTGGCTGTCGCTGCAGGAGATTTTATAGCTTATTATCCAATAAGACATGAGGGTGGAGGGAATCTACCACCAAAGAAAGTTTTCTCCTGGTTAAAAAAACAAATGGAAACTCCTAACATAGAAAAAGTTTTTCATAATTCTATGTATGATTTAGGATGGCTTAGAGCCGAGGGCATAGAAGTTCAAGGCAAGATCATAGATACAATGATCGCAGCACCTTTGTTAAACGAAAACAGAAGATATTATAATCTTAATTCACTTGCAGGAGAATATCTTGGCGAGTGGAAAAACGAAAAGATGATGAACAAAGCTGCAGAATATTTTGGTGTAGATGCAAAGTCTGGTATGTGGCAATTACCTAGTCGTTTTGTTGGTGCTTATGCTGAACAAGATGCTAGGGTTACATTAAAGCTTTGGGATCATTTAAGACCTTTATTAGATAAAGAAGAATGCAATGCTATATTTAATTTAGAATCTTCTTTACTCCCTGTTTTACTAGACATGAAAACAAAAGGTGTTCGTGTCAATACAGACAAAGCAGAGAGTGTTAAAAAGATGTTGGCTAAAAGAGAAAAAGAATTACTACAAGAGGTGGTCAAGGAAACTGGATTCTCTATAGAACCTTGGGTCGCCACATCTATAGCAAAGGTGTTTGATTCCCTTGGGATCCACTATTTTCGCACAGAAAAGTCTGGGTCGCCCATGTTTACAAAACAGTTTCTCTCTAATAGTCCCCACCCCATTGCGGCAAAGATTCTTAAAATTAGAGAACTTAACAAAGCTAACACTACGTTTATAGAAACTATTCTTAATCATTCTCATGAGGGTAGAATACATTGTGATTTTAATCCTTTAAGATCCGATGATGGAGGTACAGTAACAGGGCGATTTAGTTCTAGCAACCCCAATTTGCAGCAGATTCCTGCACGAGATCCTGAGATCAAAAAATTAATTCGTGGTTTGTTTATCCCGGAGGAGGGCCACAAATGGGGTTCCTTTGATTATGCATCACAAGAACCAAGATGGTTAGCTCATTATTGTGGTAGCTTGACAGGTCAAAATAAACATCCTCAGATAGATCAAGTGATAGAAATGTATAATAAAGGAAATGCTGACTTCCATCAGATGGTAGCCGATATGGCAGGCATATCTCGTAAGAATGCCAAGACAGTTAACCTTGGAATTATGTATGGAATGGGAAAGAAAAAACTTGCCAATGTCATGGGTGTAGATGAAGAAGAAGCTGAAAAATTATTGGCTACATATCATGAAAAAGTCCCTTTTGTAAAAGGTATAGCAGACAAGACTTCTAGTCATGCAAAAGAGCATGGTGTAATTAGAACCTGGTTAGGTCGTAAATGTAGATTTGATATGTGGGAACCTAATTCATATGGATATAATAAAGCAATGCCTCTTGCAGAAGCCATTAAAGAATATGGTAGTAAAGGTAGAATCAGAAGAGCCTTCACATACAAAGCTTTGAATAAATTAATCCAAGGTTCGAGTGCCGACCAAACAAAAAAAGCTATGATAGAATGTTATAAAGAGGGACTAACTCCAACTTTAACAGTTCATGACGAATTGTGTTTTAACATAAAAGATCAAAAGGAGGCAGATAAGATTGTTGATATAATGTCAAATTGTATCCCAAACCTTAAAGTGCCTTTTGAAGTTGATTCTGTGTTGTGCGACAATTGGGGCGAAGTAGATTAATAAGTAGACTTGGCATACAGATCATGTAGCTCGGACATAGGATCATCTACAGGCTTTTCTTTTTCAAAAAGTTCATAAGCATGAGATCTAATATTTGATCTATGTAAGCCTATGTCTTTCAATGTAGCATCATCTAGACTGTTTAATGCAGTTATTGTTCTTCCAACTTTAAATTTGTAAAATAATTTTGATAACATTTAGTACTCCTTTTCTATTATTAATATATGTTCTTTCTCTAAAATAAAAAACTGGGCAAAAATGAAAGATATTGTTGCCAAAATAGCGTGAATCAACGCTAGGCTGTGTAGCTTAATTGTAGAAAAAAGAAGGATATTCTAGGTAGGAATCATACCAAGACGTATTGTTTTGGCTATCCTAGAGCGTCTGAGAGCCTCGTTTTTTAGCTATTTCCATGATTTCGTTACGTTTTAGGCTAGATAGCTTTGACCACACAGATATTTCATCAAGAGTCCTAAAGCATCCAATACAAATATTATTTTCTATTTTGCAGACGTTTAGGCACGGGCTTACAATACGCTGTGATCTTTCTGGTTTTGTCATTTGGGTATGGAATCTCTGGTTGTTCGTTTAGTCGTCTAGCAAAATACAGGCAGTCATTAACATTGGAGAATGTTTGATCCTGGTTAATTATTATTGTGCCTATCATATAGACTAAAGCAAACTCTATCATTCATCTTTGGTTTTCCAAAAGTATTCATCTGTATCACCAAGTCTGGTCATCTTACCATTCTCAACTTGATACTCTATTGTACTCACTTTGAAGTCTGGTTGCAATGGCTCTTGTGGTGTCAAAGAGTTATCATAGACTCTCATTCTATTATTTGGATATAAACAAAACTGTCCGTTTTTTAATTCAAGTAAGTTAAATGATTTATGTTCTGCTGGAGTTTCACTTGTTGAATAATCAACTACGTTTGGATCCTGGTGATAATTATCAAGAGTACAAATATAAGATCCAGCTACAGTTCCTTGATCTCTAGTCAGTATTTCAAAATCCATTGATCCTATAAACTGCTTACAAATAGACACCACGCCATAATCCATGCAATTCCAAAACTGAAGATTGTAAAGATCCAAATCTGGAGTCGGGGTATCTGGTCTAGAAACGAATGCAGAAATAGGTAGCTTGTCATACAAAGCACCATAATCAGGAAGATAAGTTTCGAAATAAAAAGCTCTACCAGGTATAGATTTTGCGGTAACCCAAACACCTTTTACAAATTCTCCATGCCCATCTTGCAAGTCTCTTAAATACTCTCTTCTAACCCAAACGTCTATTGATGGCAAGTTGCAAATTAATGTGGACATTATGATTTAGGGTTCTTTTTTCTAGCTCTTTTTGTTCTAGCGTATGATCTATTCTTAGAAGCAGACACAACTTTTAACTTACTCTTTTTGTTAAGAGCATTACCACCAACGTGATGTACATCTTTACCATCACCTTTTTTGACCTTACCTTTACGCATCATTTGTCTACGAGCCAAGTTTCGATTAGCTCGTTCCTTTCTGCGAGATTTAGGTTCAATAGCGTATTCACGCTGATAGTTTCTTTTGTATGCCATTAGTGCATTGTCTCTTTCGGTATATCACCAATATTTACTAAAGGTTCTGACATGTAGCTATCGTGATAGTCACCATAAAAAGTATGACTTCTCATGTGTGTTTCTTTGACAAGTTGTCCTTTTTTTATTTTTAAAACAATAAATTGTTGCATGATTATTGTATCATCATCTTCTTTTTCTATTGCTTTTTTAAATGGACCTTCTTCCATTATATAATTCCTTTCGTATATCCACCTGCTCTTGTGTATGTTAGCACATCTTTTCTATTAGCAACATCATTCACATAAGAGACATGAACCCATCCAGAGTTTGGTTCTACACCATCCCAACATTCTAAAATTAGTTGATCAAAGTTTAAATTTTTTTCTATATATTTAGCAAGATCGTAATTGCTTACACCATATATTTCTATATCCGCTGCTTCTCCATCACAATGTTGTGAGGTTGGTTTTGATCCAATAGCTTCACATAAAGCAACACTTCGATATCCTGAGTTGATATTGATTGGTTTACCGAAAGCAGATCTAACTCGTTCTAATACATTATGACACAACTCTACCATTGCTATAGTATGTATTTCGTTTGGATT